AAAACCAAAAAAGATTTTGGCTAATTCATTACGGTTTGAGGAGTTTTGGAAAAACTGGCCTTCATCGCCAAGAAAGGTCAGTAAATTGACCTGTGAGGCGAAATGGCGCAGTCAAGCACTAGACCCCTTGGCTGACCAAATAAACGCATCTGTGACCCGTTTAAAGGCTTCTAAGCAGTGGATTGATGGCTTTGAGCCTGCACCACTTACGTTTATCAACCAAAAGCGCTGGGAAGACGATTCCCAGACTGACCAAATTATTAACAGGAGAGTGATATGAGCAATTGGAAAATAGGTGGTTCAGCGTTCCCGCGTGCTGGCAATGAGTATTCTGATATGACATGGGTTGAGGCTCCAGCACAAGACGGTATGAGTTTGCGAGATTACATTGCAACGCATTCAATTCAAACAGCTATGGCTATGGTTAAAAGCGATTTTGAGAAAGATGGTCAAGATTTTCATTGGAATAGAGATGAAAGAAAAATAGTTGCGGAGGTTGCTTACGATTTGGCAGAGTTGATGTTGAAGGCAAGGGAAACGTGACCCCCGTTGAAAAAATGCTGGGTATGTTGACCAAGGTCAAAGGCCGTAACGGTTCTTGGACTGCCTGCTGCCCTGCCCATAACGACAAAGGCCCGTCCCTTGCCATCAAGGAGACTGAGGACGGTCGCGTCCTGTTGCACTGCTTTGCTGGCTGCGAGACATTGCACGTAGTCCAAGCGCTGGGCATGGATATGACAGACTTATTCCCCCCGACATCCCGCCGGGATTATTCGTCATCCTCCGGGGATTATTCAGGAGAGGGCAAAAAGACCGCCTTCTATGCCAGCGACCTGATGCGAATTATTGCTTTTGAGGCGTTGGTAGTGTCAATCTGCGCTTACGACATGAGCCAAGGAAAGAAGTTAAGCGAAGTTGACAGAGAGCGAATGAAAGTATCCCAACAGCGAATTGAAGAGGCAATCAAATATGCAAACGTCTGAAGTACAAAAAAGAGCGCAGCAGCTTGATGAGGCTCGTCGCATCCGGGTTATCAAGCCCGATGAGGTTGATTTTGAGAAGTACCTCAAGGCCAACGATGTTGCCCAGAAGGTCAGGCTGGCTGGCGACTTCTTAGATGAGATTCAAGCCGAATTTGCCAACCCGGTAGTTGATGTTTCCCAGACCATGCCGTGGCCTAAGACCCATGCAGGCTTTCAGTTCAGGCCGGGTGAGGTTACGGTCTACGCTGGCGGTAACGGTGGCGGCAAGTCGATGGTTACCGGGCAGATTGCGATGGGGCTTATCAAGCAAGGCCAGCGCGTGATGATTGCCAGTTTTGAGATGAAGCCCAAGCGCACCCTGTACCGGATGCTGCGCCAGTTCGCCGGGGAGAACATCGACTTTCCCCGTTTTGTGGACAAGGAAAAGTACATCGGCGGCTTAGTGGAGCGCATGAAAGACTTTGCTGACTGCCGTTTGTGGCTGTATGACCAGCAAGGCACTGTCAGTGCGCAGCAAGTTATTGCGGTATCACGCTACAGCGCCGTCGAGTTGGGTGTGCAGCATATCTTCATTGACTCGCTGATGAAGTGCGTTTCCGGTGAAGATGACTACAACGCACAGAAAGCGTTCGTAGATGAGTTGACATCACTGGCGCGTGACCACAACGTACATATCCACTTGATTCACCATATCCGTAAGTTGCAGAGCGAGGAAATCAAGCCCAACAAGAACGACATTAAAGGTTCAGGTTCTATCACCGACCAAGTGGATAACGTGCTGATGGTTTGGCGGAACAAAAAGAAAGAGCATGACGCACAGAACGGAACCAGCGACCCGCTGATTCCAGACACCTACCTCATGTGCGAGAAGCAGCGCAACGGTGAGTCTGAGGACTGGTACTCGCTCTGGTATCTCAAGGACAGCCAGCAGTTTGTCGAGTACCACGATTCTGTTCCTATGTCTTTTGACAACGGAGGTCGATTTTGACTGACCAAGAATATATGCACCAATGCCTTGTCAGGCACGTTATCAAGATGCGTATACATAACCGTGACGGAGCATACAAGTGGCTTAACGGCTACACCGACAGTAACGGTAAATATAAAAAAGGCTGGAACGAACTGCACCCCGAATCAACGCTTGAAAGCGATGTCAGGGAGCAGTGGTCGTTAGGCAATAGAGGCGAGTTTGGCAACTGGAAACAACCGGAGATTAAAAATGAAACTTGAAATCACACTACCTTGGCCTCCAACGGTCAACACTTACTGGCGCACTTTTAATGGCCGGATGATCATCTCTGCTAAAGGGCGCGAGTATCGGACCGCTGTTGGTGATCAGATGATTTTGCAAAAAACGATCAAACACTTTTCTGGTCCGTTGCAAGTAGAGATTGAGGCGTGGAGACCAGATAAGCGCCGCAGAGATTTAGACAACCTGTTAAAGGCAACCCTCGACGGACTGGCTCACGCCGGCGTATATGAGGATGATTCTCAAATTGTGGATCTCAGAATTTATTGGGCCAAAGAAATTGGTGGAATGTTAAAAGTGAAAGTGAGTGAAATATGACGGCGTTAAAAGTGAAGTGGTACACAGGCAGCAAGGGCAAGGTTGGCATCGCAAAGGTGCAGGCCGACAACGGTGACATCGAGTACCGCATCAGCCCAGTTGATGGGTTCCTTGAGCACATGGATGTGCAACAGGTCTTGGCGTGGGGAGGTCACTTTCCAGTGGTTGCAGGCGAAGCATTGTTTGGAGAAGACAAATGAAAAACGAACCAGAACTGATTGACATTTACGCAGTGTTTGCGCTTTTGGCGCTGATGCAAAAGCCAGTCAAGGGCAGGTCAGAGGTTGAACTTGCCTACCAAGCGTTTGAACAGGCCCAAGCAATGTTGACGGTACGTGATGAATTTGTTTGGAGAAATGATGACTGAATTTATTGCTTTGTTTTGCCTGTTCCTCATGGTGTCCGGTGGATTGGCATGGGTGATGTTCTTCTGCACGTTTATTTATATCTGGCTGACTGGAAAGGGAAAAGTATGAGTACCGAAAACGAGCGTGACCCGCACAAAGCTGTGGACTACATCCTGAAGCACGCCTCGCTGTTTGCTAAAGCTAAAGCGGAGCGTACTTACATTGAGCATTACCGCAAGAGTCTCAAAGGCATCCTGATGAAGCGCAGCATGGAGACTGCCATCGGCGCACAGGAGCGTGAAGCCTACGCCCATCCAGAGATGGTTGAGTTGCTCAAAGGCTTGCAGGCAGCGGTTGAGATTGAAGAGAAGCTCAAGTGGGACATCACAGCCGCAGAGATGCGCGTAGAAATCTGGCGCACGGAGCAGGCCAACAACCGGGCAGAGGGAAGGGTGACGGTATGAACATCACACTGCTTGCGGAAGAGCCAGAAGTTGGCACACCGCCGTTTGAGTTTCCGAAGCATTCCTTCCGGACGTTTTGGACAGATGACGGTCGCATTGGTGTGGTTGCAGTTGTCTACCGTCAAGACGGTGGCATTCACTTGATGCAAGACATCATCGACCCGCCAAAGGAGGAGAAATGACAACTTTGAAAGAGAAAAAACACATGAGTAAAGTGGCGGAGCTTGGCTGCGCTGTTTGCCGCAGGATGGGTTATGAAGGTACGCCAGCGGAGTTGCACCACCCAAGGGTCGGTACAGGGGCAGGAAGGCGTGCAAACCATATGGATGTAATTCCTGTATGCCCACGCCATCATCGTGGCTCTGACGGCTTCCACGGCCTCGGTACGAAAGGCTTCCCCAAGCACTGGGGTTTCACTGAGCAAGACTTACTGGATGACACCCGCCGACTTTTGGGGATCCCGGGATCCCCGTAATTGGCCACCTAAAACTCTATTAGGGTTTGTCCCTACAAAATAGTTGGGAAAGATGTTGGTGTCGTTTAATTCAGGGTTACACTATCATGACTGACAGCAATCAAGCTGTCGGGTAACCACAGAAAGCGAATATGAACAACGACATCAACTTCACCAGCATCGACACACTCGGTTCCTTGCTGGCTCAGATTGCCGACTTGACCAAGCAAGCAGACGCAATCAAAGACAGCATCAAAGATTCCGCCAGCGCAGGCGGTGCAAAGGTCGTAGAAGGCGCAATGTTCAAGGCCACCTACACCGAGTCCAACCGTAGCGTTGTGGACAACAAGTCCCTGCTGGCCGAGCTTGGCGCTACCGCCGACCAGATTGCACGCCACACTAAGACTACCGCTGTGTTCAGCGTCAAAGTCACATCACGTTAATCAAGGGGAACAACATGACAAAAGCCTACGAAATTCACAACCCTGATTTTTGCGATATGACCCTTGAACAGCAAATTGAAGCTGGTTGCTGTGATTGGTGTGTTGAAGGTTTTAGCGGTCACAAATATTACGGTCATTCGCCAGTAGCAGCGCATCAAAACGCTGCAATGTATTTTTATAAGTAACAACCAACCGGGGCTTCGGCCCCACAACGAAAGCAAATTATGAAATTTACAGCACACATTCATTTCGTCAAATATTCTTGGGACAACAAAGGCAAGTTTGAGATTTACGGCGCGAAGCTAGACGATTGTGAACATCGCACTTACGTTTGTTCGCAGGACGTTGAGGTTGAAGTTCCTGAAAACTATGACCCACGCGCACAACAAGTTGTTGCGTTGGAAAAAGAAAAGCAAGAGGTTATGGCTGACTATCAAAAGTCCTTGGATGACATTGACGAGAAAATTAGCAAACTGCAAGCATTGGAGTACACAGCATGAACACCGACTACGTTGTCCACAACACCATTACCAATCGCATGGAGTGCCAGCACTGCGGCTTCAGCGAAGCTATGAAGATGCCTGCGACCATTGAGGCTATTGTCGGCAAGATGGATGCCTTCACGGAGGCCCACAAGGGTTGTACAGCCCCTCAAAGCGAAACAGTGATGTCTGAGTACATCGCAGGCTTTGACGCTGGCTACGGCTTTGTGCTGCATGAGATTGAGAAGTACATCAAGCGCCACGACTATGAGCCGCGCATTACAGGCCCACTGCTGAACCTGCTGGCCAACCTCAAGGCAAGTGACAAGCCAGATATTAGGGAAAGTCCCTAGTCCTTACGGTGTTTAATTTGAGGTTATACTAACCAGACTGCAATCCGCAGGTAACAGCGAAGGAAAAGCGAAATGACAAACTTTCAAGCAGTGACACCCGGTCAAGCCCACGTTATGGCTCTTGGTTGGGGGATGGGTTTTGCAGAGTTAACCAACGCTCAAAAAGCAGAGCGCGATTGGAAAGCGGCAGAGGCTTTGGATAAAAAAGGCGACGAGTATTTTGCGGCTGGTAACGAGCGCATGGGTAAAGTTTGCCGCGAACGCGCTCTTAACGCCGCAAACCGCGCAGTGCGTTATTCCAAGTAAACCCACAGGGGCGAAAGCCCCTACTAAGGAGAATCACATGAGCACAGTAGAATTTGATGAAATCGTAGCGGACAACCTTAACGTGACAGTCGAGGGTGAATACTCAGGCGATAACTCACGACACT